CCTCCATATAAAAGTCTAAACGTAATAGCTTTACTTTCTTCTCTTTGTTGTTGTGTTAATTCTTCAACACCAAAATAAAAGCGACCCAAATAGTCATGTATACTAGTTTCAGGCAAATCATATCCAATAAGTTTAGCAATCAGTCTAACATGATAACTGTCAAAATCCATTTCAACCAAAGCACCTTCAGTGTGTCTGCTTACAAATGCCGCTCTAGTTCCATCTTCTTTGTTCATTGCCGCATAATTGAATCCACCATATGCATTGCTTGGTCGACCCGTTGTGGTATGATAGTTGTATCTGGAATACACTCGATTGCCGTTAACTAGTTCTGGCATTCGAAAAGTGCTGTTAACTGCTAATCCATTTTGTTCTATGTCAGCAAACGTTCTGGGATACAACTCATTGAAACGTTTATATGAATCGGTGAGTTTTGCATTGACAATCATGGGCCATGCATAATGTCTAATCTTCTGACACATAGCCAAATGTTGCTGCATTGGTATTACTGCATTTACTTGTGGTAATGATTTGAGTCGACGCCAATAAAAATCATGAGCTGGTGTAGGATAATGAGACTCATCATATGCTTCATTATATGTATACCACCACAAAGTCTTTACATCCCATACGGCATCGTTTCCACCGGTTTGAAGCCACCGCTTCTTGTCATGGATAAATATATTATCTAGTTGCAAGAACTGTTTTAGATATTGTGAAAAGCCCCTTATTTGTTCTGTATGAGCCATTGGTATCAACCATTCACTTTTATCTTCACAATAAATGTAAACTGCGTGAATATCTTGTTGTGATTCGTGGGTAGTTGGATTTGCATAGATAGGAACTAGTAATGTCTTGTTTTCTGCTATTATACTTAGGCAGGTCGTAACATCAGATTCATAGTCCACTATCATATAACATATAATAGTAAATAATTTTTACGAATCCAATCCGTTGATGTCTGTGGGTTTGATAAAGTCTGTGTCGGTATAGTATTGAAGTGGGTCTGTTAATATGTTGGAGATGCCTGGTAATTTTACTTTAGCTAAATTTATTTGTTGTCGATTTTTTGATATTACTCCTAGAGTCGACACAATACCATTAAAAGAATCTTGTTTTGGACCTGAAATATACCATTTTATTTCAATAATTGAATATAATTTTTTATCAGAAATATTACTAGATATATCGTCATATGATTTTTTTTCAATTTCTTGTATACTATTACTATCATATTTCTTAATAAAATATCTTGTTATATATCCTGTTGATATATTTTCTTTAGTTAAGTTTACTGGTATTAAAGAAACTGATTTAAATTTTGTTTTAATCTTTGGTTTTAATCTTCGGTATTCAGTTGCGCCAGGATTGTTAGGTGTTGGTGCTTGATATGCAATTAATTTTTTTGATATTTTAGCATTCCATTTTGATTGTGTGTAAATTTCTCCAGTTAAGTATCGATGATATGCTCCTTTATATTCAATATTATCTGTAGTCATCCATTGTTTACCTTTAGTAAACAAATTATTAATAGTTTCATCTGCAGTGTAATATGTTTTTTGTCTGCTCATATTAATCTATATTAGGCCTCATTATACATTTAACTTTAGTAGTCCACATTCCATCTGTCCCAACGGTATGGTTTATTCCTATAATACTAAATACCGTGTTTGTTGTGTATTTTTTTGGTAATGCAGCAAAAGACAATACGTCGCCATATCGCAGTCCATTAATGCCATCGATGGTAAATGATGCATCGAATGGGAATATTGGTGCAGTTAATTGCTGTGACTGACGTATGTCAGATCCTGGATATTTTAGATATTCTAACAATGCAGTTTTTAGATCCGCTTCTGTTTCGGAGTCTTGTGGAGATAATCCATATTTTTCTGCTGCTTGATTTAAGTTTTTTATTGCTTCTGTATGTTTACTTTTATAATTTTTGATAATATTGTTTAGACCGGCTACGTCGTCCGCATTAAACATAAAATTCATATATGGTGCAATTTTTTCTTCTGATATGTCAGTACCCTGATTTAAAACATAGCTAAGATTTTTTACACTTGTAGGCAACTTTGCAGAGAATTGAAAATCGTGAACTATTGTACCAATAGGATCATTAGCAAACATTGGAACATTGTATGGAATAACATTTTCTCTGTCTATATATCCAGCGTCAGCAAATACTATTTTAGTATTGTCTTCTTTTAATTCAGTTAATACCAATTTAATTGCCCCTGCAGTTGCATTTTTAACTAAGTCTGATATTGATTCTAAAAATTTTCCAATTTTAAATGAATTTTTATTAGTAGATAAACTATCGATAATTGCGTCAATTGCTCCTAGATTTATAAAGATGCGGGTTGGAAATATTTTAGATGAACTATCTGTACCTGCTGATTGATATATTCCTGGCCAATCTTGATATATATTTTTATCTTGCAAATTTTGTTGATAATCGAGTGTGTTTCTAACAGCAAATTCATAATATCCAGTTTCTCCATACCAATTCATATCTCCTGGAATAGATGGGTCTTTTGGTAACAACAAAACATTTTCAGGATCATTTGATTTTAAATGTTTATAATATGTACTAGCAATCTGAATGTCATCACATAAAACACCTATACCTTGTTGTTTACTAGCTACTTGTGTGTTTATAAAATGTATTAATGCGCCTATTGTTATGTATCGATTTTCATCAGTTAATATTTCTTTCGCTCGTTTTTCTTCTTTTTCAAATTGTTCTTTTTGAGCAGCTTCTTCTTGTTCTGCAGCTAGTTGTACAGTTTCTAATTCAGTTTCTATTGCTGCTATTTCTGTTTCTATTCCAGGTATAACTGTTAGATTATTTGTATCATTTGCAAAGTTTAATTCTGCATTTAAATCTTCTAATTGTGTTAATAAATTTTGCTCTGTTCCTTCTGTTTGTGATGGTTCATAAACAAATTGTCTTGTTATATTTGTTGTAAATGGTTGGCCAAACAATATAAATCTGTCAGTGGTACTAACATTTGACTCACCTTCAATAAAGAATGGCATTATTCCAGTAGACATATCATTGGTAGCAGCTTTAAATTTGCCTCGCAATTCGTCATCTACTATACCTGACAATGTTTCGTAAAATTCTTTTTGAGTATCATCGTCTGGTTCTGTAACTTCTGGCTGAGCTGCATTTAATTCTATGTTGCTTGTTGCAGTTAATTTTGATTTTTTTTCTTTTTCTGGATCCATTAACATTGATACGTCTGTATATATATCACTAGTACCAGTTAATGAAATTGTTATTTCTACCGATGCATCTGCTGCATATGATAAATCAAAATTAGTTATTAATCCAGTAAATGTATATGAATTCATGGTTCGTATACGTTGTTTCAATTTATCAATATCCCATTCTGGATATCGTTCTTGTAGTTTAGATTCATCTGGTAAATTTAATGGTAACAATAAAGCATTAGTTGTGTTTTCACCAGCAGATTTTGTTATAACTGCACTGTCAGGATGATCTATTTTTAGTTCAACGTGACGACCAGGACGCATCCATGTAGATTCTATAGCATCTAAATCTCTTGTTGGATTAGGAACAGTTATTGCAACGGTTGCTTTGTTTAAAAGTCCCATTGATCCGTCACCGATGCTAACGTCTAATGTACGTATATATGGTCCGACTCTTCTGCTGTTGTCTAATAATGGTCTCGTATCATCGATAGCTTTGAGTTTATCACCTTCGCCTGTTATATCAACAACTTTTTGAATAGTTTCAGTTTGAGATGAATTTAAAAATCCATTTATACCACTTGGACGATATCTTTCACCACGTACATCATATCCACCCAATATTGGAAATTTTCCTTGTGGTCGAAGTGGTCCGAATGCTTCTTTGCTGTCTTTTCTTGGTGGCTCATACGCTCGTAATTCTACATTGGCTATTTTTTCAGTCATATACTTTATGTATTTATTTGACCGTTTATATCTACCTGCCTGAGCTCGCTCATTGAGTTCTAGTTGTAAATTTGTATCTACTTGTGAATAAAATATATTACTCATCGTGACTGGTTGGTTTGATTTATAATTTGTTGTATGTTTTCAATTGATGGTATTCGTAATGTGCTATTTTGTGGCACAATTAATGTTCCTTTGCCAATACCATTACTAACAGCAATAGCCCACCATAACGTAGCATCTCCATAAAAAGTATTAGCTAATTTGTCTAATCGCTCTTCACTACTAGTTTCAATAAATGTATCTGATTCAGATACGGGTATAACTGGTATAATAATTGAAGACAGTTTACGTGGTTTTCCAATTGACTTTAATATTTGTGACGTTGCATATCTACTCATGTTTATGGCCCTATATTATGTTAATATTTATCCTATTTTAAACCGGCCGGGATTCTTGTTTAAGTGCATCTAGAAAACTTTGTTCAGCTGGTGTTAATTGTGCTCCTTTTTCTTTTGTTTTCTTAATTCTTCGCTTTTCCCTTTCTTCTTTTTCCTTTTGTTCTGGAATTACGTTTCCTTTCATATCACTTAGCCAGTTATCAGATCCTTCTATAGGGGCTGCTTCAGAATTATAACGTTTTGCCAATGTATAAAATCTTCCACCTTTCTGTGGTAAATAATCCATAATCAGATTCATTTGGCAGGTAACTGATATTTTAAATGGTACTTGCATATTTGTCTGATCATCTTCAATGTTTATTTCCCATGAAGCATCAGTTCCATAATCAAAATTTAAACTGTTCAATACTACTGGTTGTTGTCGGAATAAATCTCCTATTGTTATTCGCATCCATGGGGCTCGAAGTGCTATGTCTTCATTATTATATTCCGGGGCAGTGTAGCCGGCAAGTGCATTTAATTTTCTCCAAATTGGTTTTAATTCATCACGACTTGTTGCATATACATCAAAATTTAAACTTAAATCTCTAGTATATCCGGTGTAATGATAATTAGGATCAGCCCGGCCTATCATGTTAACTGGATTCCAATTTGCGTTGAAACTATCACCAAGGCTTGTTATTGCAGCTCTGAACACTATTATGTCATCTTCTACGTCATTCAGTCCATTTTGAAGCTTAGGACCAGTAAAATAAAATTTAATAAAATCTTGCGTTAATGAGTCAGATGCTATAATTCTTCCAAGTACGCCGGCTGTATTAACCAATGTAGGTTTCCATTTATATGCTTCTTTTTCTGTTCGTTGTGAAAAATCAATAACATTAACTTTATCGCCCCTAAACGGATTAACCGTGTCTGTTGGGCTAGGAATCCAAGTACCTGGTTTGTCTTTTTTTAATCGCCTGAGCCAAATTGTAGTAACTTCTGAGCCTATCGTAAAGTCATTGCGAAGTGCATTTGGATTGTCATGATCACCATATCCATATCCAAATTTACCTGATGCATTCAAGTTGAATATAGAATATGCACCTGCAGGTGTTGCAGACGCAGCTGCGTACGCAATAGATTTCCATGGTTTTTTTCCGCTAGCGGTGTTTCTTAATATTGAAAATGCCCCATCAGCTCTTACTGTTAACAGATTAGTTGGATTTTCAACAACTTTAATAACATTTGATACCCGGCTTCGGAAATCTGCATATTTAATGCCTGGAATAAGTTTGAGTTTGTCTAATGGTAATGTAGCATATGGCGTGGACATAGAACCAGCTCCAATTGTGCTAACTACTTGTGATGCAAATGGGACTCCTAAACGTCCTGCTAATGTTCCTAATGCAACAGTTCCTACATTTTCACTTGAAAGATTGGTATTAACAGCTGATTGTGGAGCAAAATTAGAAGCTGCAATATTTTGTTCAGTGTTTCGTCTGCTAAATTGATCAGTTGTTACGTTTCTAGTAGGATTAATATAAGAAACATTTGGTAGTATGTCAAATGTATTGTATTGCCCTCCATATTGTAAAGGAGTTGTGAATTGGCCAGATGCAATACCATCACTCAACGGTGAACGATATACTCGATCTGGTAATATATTAAATGGTTTAGAAAATTGTGCGTTATTTCCTATAGTTGGATTTGCTTTTAATAAACTTGGATTTGGTAATATGTCATATGGATTAGTAAATTGAGTTGCTCCTATAGTTGAATTTGTTCCTGGTTTTAAATCGGGCAGTATATTAAAAGGATTAGTAAATTGTGATTCATTTCCTGTAGTTGGATTACTCATTTTGGTTTCCTTTTAGGCCATTCCCGTTGCTATTGGGTCTATTGTTACTTCTAATTTTACATTTGACATTGCTCGAGCTAATTTATCATAATCAATTGAACTACCGCCATTTGCTGCGGCTTGTAATGCTTCAGGTGGTCCTGCCATTACACCATCCCTAGGATCTAAACTAAATAAATCACCATACCCTCCTGTTTTCGTTCCCATCCCCGGCAAAAATAATAGATCGCCAACTTTTTCAGCTTGTTTAACTATGTCTACTTTAGCGGTTTTAATACTAGCAACGTCCGACTTTATGGGATAATCTGATATTATCTGTGCTTCGCCTATAAGTTTTGCTCGCTCTATTAATTTTTTTTGTATCTCAGGTTTGTCTGATTCAGAAGCTAGAAGTTTTTTATTTAAATCTTTTGCACCTTTTTGTGTTTGGAGGCTGTTTAAAACAATTTGATCTTGTTGTTTTGTACTCATAAATGTATACATACGAATATCTTCTAAATATTTATTGCTTTCATCTATCCGTTGATCTGTAGTTCGAGTATCTGATATTTTTACAACTTCTTTCATTTGGGCTGCTGACATTTTCCCTGCATCAACTTGTGCTTGTAATGCTTTTTTTAATTCGTCTCCACCTAATTCAAAGAGCTTTTTATCAGCTCCCATTTCTTCTAGTAATTTCTTTTTTTGTAAAGCTCGGGCTAATTTGCTTTCTTCCATTCCTAAAAGTTTTGCCATTTGTTGACGAGCTAACACATTGTTTTGTAAAGTGTTTCCTTCTTGTTCTAATATAGTATTTAATGCAGCTGCTTGTTTGTTTGCGTCTCCAGCCAGGGCGGCTTCTCTGAATTTGTTTGTTAAGCTTTTTTTATCAACTTCGTCTACTAATCGATTACCACTTAACAATTGATATTCTAGTTCAGCACCAATGCTACTTTCAATATCAAGCATTTTTGTTCCAATACTAGTCATTTCGTCTAGCGTAAATCCTAAAGCTTTACCTTTAATAGCAGCCATTTCTAAGTTTCCTGGCATACGTCCAAACTGCAGTTGAGTTGCTGCCGAAGCTTTTGCAATTTCTTCAGTAACGTCTTTAAACGAACCTTGCATACCAGTTGCTTTATCGATTGCGTCTGTAATGCCTTGTGTTGTTTTTAATTGTACAACTGCATTTTTACCTGTTTGTCCTGCATAATATGCAAAACCTTCAGCTGCTTGATCAGTTAATCCCACATTTGTTGTTAAAACTTTTTGAACTGCTAACATTCCTTGATATGATTTAGTGTTTGCTTTGGTCATCAAGTCTAATGTTGGAACTATTTTTTTAATATTTGTTGCATATTTTTTAGTTTGCTCGTTGTTTAATCCAGTTGCTTTTGCAACTTTTGCTAATTGTTGCGACATGGCAGCTGCTTGGGCAGTAGCAATACCAAAACTTTTGTTTAGTGTAGCGTTGCGTTTTTCAAATAAAAGACTTCGATCAATTAACGTATTAAAGGAGTCAGTTAAAACTTGATTAACTGCAATTGTTTTTTCTAATCCCGTTAAATATGTTTGTTGTTCTTTGATAGCCGACGCCATTGCTGCTTTAGCTGAAATGTATACTTCGCTTAATGCTTTTACTGTGCCTATGCCTTTACCTAGGTCGTCGAAAAGATTTCCCATTCTATGCTGTCGTTTTAAACGTTGTATGAGTTGTGATTGTGTCATATATTAATAAATATCAACGTTAATGTTTATTTATACGATTTGGAACATTAGAAGAATTTGATTTTAATCGAGCTTTAGAAGTTTCTTCTCGATCTTTGATAATACCAGAGACTCGATTTATCCAATATCGTCTCATGAATATTGGCATATTATATATGTCATCCCAGGACCATCTACCTTCACCGAACCATATTAAATTGAATATTGATTCATGTAAATTTAATCTATATTGAGCATTAAAACCAGAAAAAATCAGATTCGATGGAAAACCCGGCAGTAAAGGTGCCTCCATTTTCACCTTCGAATTCTGCTGTAAAGTCTAATGTAGGAGCATTGTTAGCGTAATACGTTCTAAATTGTTTTGAATCTTTTGCCATAAATTGATATCGAATAAAATGATCTATACTTTCTGCAGTTCTAGAACCGTTAACTTCTTTAATTACTAATTTACAAAAGTTAGAAGGAGATACGTCTTCGATTTTATCTATGTTAAATGTAAACTTTAAATTAACATCATTAACTTTATATTCAAATTCACCATTTTTATCTGATATTAACGTAAATGGTTTTGCCTTTATTTTTGTTAAATCAATTGTTCTCTCTAACTCATTTCCTGTTTTTGGATCTGTTACTTTAACGTTATATTCTGCTCCGTATGATAATATTCGAGTGTATATAAGTAATCCATCTTTATCATATGTAGATAAATCAGAAACATCGAATTTAGTTAGACTAATTGATTCTAATAATCGATTTAACATTATACCTTCTCTAATATATGAAGTATTAGTTAGTATGTCTTCATCATATGCAGTCATATATCGCATTTCTATTTTGCCTTCTCGTAATGGATGGTCTTTTGGATATATTTTACCTGCACTAGCAAGTGGTGCAATAATGCTTGGAAGTTTGCTTCTTTGTTCCGATTCATAATGTTTTCTGGCTTGCTCTGCAGCTGATGATGTGCTTATTCGATCTGTCATTTTACTCATTAGTTTCCTTTTTATAACTTTATTATAAATATATCAAACAGTAAAAAAGGTAGAGAATTATACTCTACCTAACTTACTATATTTTAAATTGTATTAGAAGTTTAAGAACGCCCAATCATATCTTATTGTTAAAGATATTTCTTGTACACCTTCATCACTCCAATCATAACTACCAAATTCAGCATCTGTAATGAATGCACCGTTTAATGTCCATTCTTCTACTTTTTCGCCTAATGGTGATAATTGATGAAGTTTTAAATTCTTTTTATAAAAGTCAGAATACCCATCTCTTCCTGTAGCAGATTCGTGATGAAGTCTCACCCATTCCATTACTGTTTGTGCACCACTTGGAACTATTGCGTCATATAACGTCATTGATATAGTGTTCCATACTGATTTACCTTTTACGTAACGTTTAACATTGATTAGATCTAATTCTACTTCATTGTTACTTAATTTTGGTTTATCTGATGCTTTAATTAAATATGCTGGAATTCCTGTGTCTGCCATAGAAAGTATAAACTGATGTTTCTTCTTGGGCTCCCATGAAAACGCTGTATCAAATAATTCGTTTTCTGTTGCTGCACCTAAATTGCCGTTTAATTGATCTTCTAATGCCATATTGGTCCTTGTTTATTTTAATATAAATATAACGGACAGTAAAAAAGGCAAGACCGAAATCCTACCTTTTTTTATCATAATGAATATTCTATTCCGGGAAACTTGCTCCGGTTGGTTGAATATTAAAGTCTAACACTATAAATTCTGCTGTTCTTGTTGGTTGTAAAAACAACTGACCGTATAAGATATTTTGATCTATTACGTCTGGTGTGTTATTGCTATCATCCATTACTGCTCGGAACTTGTATAATCCTTGCTTGGCTTTTACATCTGCTAAATATGGATTAACTATGCTTAGGAATCTATCTCTAGTTTGAGAAGTGTTTTGTTCAAATACTAAATATCTAGTAGATGATGCAATAAACTTCTTGACTGCGATAAGCAAACGGCGCACATTGACTCTGTCTAATGCACTCGGCCTAGCTTGTAGAGTCTTTTGCCCCCATATGCATATTCCGTCGTTAACGAAGTTTGCTATAGGATTAACACGTGCTTCATATAAGTCATTTCTATTTGCTTGCGATAGTCTTACATATGTGTCTGTTGCTGATACAACTCCTCTGTTCAAACCAGCTGGTGCATACCATGGTTGAGACACTGCATCATTAAATGCTAATACTCCAGGTAATACTACTGATGGTGGTACCCATAATGGAACATTCTTATTTGGGTTTAATATTCTTACCCACGGCCAATAAGTTGCTGTGTAATTGCTGTCTAGTGCAGTTACTTGACTTGTTACCGTTGCAATATTATCTGACACTGGATTTGAATCCATTACATAAAATGTGTCTTGACGATCTTGAACTAAATTGCGTGCTCCATTTGTTACTGCACTATGTAAGCTGTCAATAATACCTGGTGTAACTAATAGGTTCATGTCATAATAATCAGTGTTGCTTAACAATGCGAATGCTTTATTATAAGACTTTGTTCCTGTTGCTGTTGCTGTGCTACAATCAAAACCAAATGTGTTTGTCGATGCAATATTTACACCGTTATATTTTGGTAAATTTGGACGAGCTCCATCAAAGCCTCCTTGAAAACTAACCATGAATTTTCTGGTTGCTAATGCAATGTTAGTGGTAAATGTAGCAGCAGTTAATGCGTCTTGCAATGATCCACTATATGTTGCTGCTGCAGTTGGGAATGAAGAACCTGAATCTTGATTCATGTCACCAAGATAAAAGTCTGTGCTTAATCCAACGGTACTACCGCTAGTTGGGGTTGGTGCTAAATAATTTAAGTTAGCAACGTCAGTATAATCAAATCCAAAGTATACTCTACTATTATAAGAATTATTAACAGTCTGAGTAGTTTTATATGATACTGCTTCTAAGTTAAATGATGCAGACGCATTTGCTATAGGAGAAACTGGCGCTTTGGCTCCAAATGGAATCAATGTTTTATCATTAGTTGCATTTTTAACACCGTCTGTTACTTCTACTCTAACAAATCCTGATAAGTTTGGATAATCTCCATTAACTACAACATCACCAGCATCGCTAACTGTTTGATAACGATCACCAATCACTCTTGATATATATCTTGGAGAATTAGGATCTAAATTAACATTTAAAAATGTTTCAACGATATCCGGTGTTTGATCTGTGTCTTCTGATGCATATGGTGAATTTGGTATATTATTAGTATTCACTCTGCGAACTTCAACTGTAAATGTACCATATCCATTTGGATCAGATACTTCAGATGCTAATCTTATATCTCGTATACCAACTTTAACTTCTGCATTTACAGAGTTACCATGAGATAATGTGTGAAACTTGACAAGGTTTTTTGCAGTGCTTCCAATTTTTTGTGAAGTTATCCACGGAGTTGCTGCAGTTTTAAAATCTTGAAGATATTCATAATCTGACATTTTATGAAGTGACATCGTAATATCTCCAATGTTATCAAACAATGTGTTCAATGCATTTTCATTTTCATATTGAACATATACTGGATAATCTACTGACTTAGGAGACCTTCCAAATATTTTAGTTAGATAGTCATTGTTTCTGCTGTTAATAGATGAAGATATAAATGTGTCTTTCCCTACTAAGAATGATCCGTCAAATCCAATTGCTGTATCTGCAGCTGCTACATATGATCCAGATAATTTGATTTCAAATGATCCTGACACATCTGCATTGAATTGAGCTTCGTCAAAATAATTAGCATTCACAATACTACCAGCACCTAATACTGCTTGGGTTGGGTGTAAAATGTGTGTTACTACTTTAACCGATCCTGATTCAGCTTGTATTGCTAAAGCCCCATTTGGCATTTCATATCCATCTTCATATAAAAGACGAGTTACTGTTATCACGTTTCCGTTTCTTAAATAGTCATTCACTACATATGGAACATAAGAATCGTCAGTAAACGATCCAAATGTTTTTTCAAAATCACCATATGATGTAATTTGTGTAGGAATGAGAGCTGGACCTTTTACGGTTGGTCCTATTACCGCTGCACCTATTTGTGCTACTCCGCCAGCTAAAAACGATTGATCTACTTCATTCGTAAATACTCCGGGCGAGACAATTCTTTCTGCCATTATGATACTCCTATAATTATTTTCTTATAAATATGTACTACTTGTATCAAACATCAACTTCTGTGAAAGTTCCGTCTTGAATGTTGATTTCGCCTTCTCCATATCGTTCTCGTAAACTGACAATTAATTCAGATTCTTGTTGTTTTAACGTTTCAATTTGTTGCAATTTATCATGTTCTTCTGATTCAATTTGATCTAGTCGCATTCGTAAAGCGTGTCGCTCTATTGCAATGTTTCCGAGTATGTTTGCGTTGTCTGCATAACCTTGCTGAAGAGTTTGAATTTGTTCTAAATGTTCTTTGTCCAGTTTTCTAGTTGCCATATTTATAACCTTTCTTTATATTATATAAATTTATTTTGTATTATCCAAATTATTAAGTATATGTAATAACATAAGTATTTTTCCCAGATGTAACAGTTAATGTGTTATTA